ACACTATGAAGTGCAGCAGGTCGAGTAGTAGCAGCTCTAATATCTATAGGATCTGAGTCTGTAACAAGCTGTGCAGAAGTATGATAAAACTCAAAAAACTCAGCTGATTGACTTAATGATACGTTATCTGCAGAAATAAAACCAAGTCGATTATTATGAAAAAATGCTTGCTGTATTTTTTGCTGTACAAATGATGGGTGAGAGTTTGTCTCATCATCACCTACATCTCTTTCAGTATAACTAATAGTTTTAAAAGTAAAATTATTTAAACTAGGGTTAACTAATTCATGAGGCATAGTAGTATTTTCGAGACCTACGGATACACCCGGACCTATGGTTTCTGACCAAAAGCCTGCACCAGAAGTTCCGTTGTCTGCGGTATACTTCATGTAATAGGCTGCACTTCCAGCACCACTACTAAGTATTTTAACAACATGATTATGTTTACTTTCGTTAGGTAGCTCACTTATCGCACTAACTTGATCTTGAAATATTTGTAATTTATTACCTATTTTACCACCTATACCTGTTATTGTAAAAGCGGTTGCTGTACCACTTACAACACGAGAAAGATATAAACTATCTGCTGTTTTAGTTATAGTCAGACCAGATATATTTTTAGCATTTATTTGAGTTTCAAAATGAGTTAAAATGTCTTCGTATTTATCGTTTGTACCACCTGTGTGGTTAATATCTCCTGTATTGTTTACATTTATTTTGTATGGTGTTGCAGTAACATCACCAACTAATTTAATTGTAGCTTGAGCTTTGGCTACAAATGGAGGTGGAGTTCTTGTAGTTATTGTTGTTGTTTTGTTTGTTATAATAGTTGTATCTTGTACAGTCAAAACATCGTAGTCTTTACGGTTAGTAGCTGTAAGGTACGCCTGTGCTCCTGTACCATACACTACGGTTGCTTGGACACCAGTTACAGCATTCCAAATAAAGACACCTCCATTGGCTTGTAAAACAGGAGGTGTTGCGTTATTGTATGTAGCAGGTGTAATACATCCTATATATTTTTCGGTATCGGATCTAGCAATGTAGAACCATTTTGAGTTATCATATGTAGTACCAGTACCTAGATTAGCAATCCACTTAAACCCGGGTCTTTTAGTAAGTCCAAAGGTTGGATCAGGATACCCGTTAAGGCATTCTTTTACTTGACCGGGAAGTTTCTTGTCATCTGATTGTCTAGATACTCCACCTAGATAGTTGTCAACTCTTTGTGTTACTGAGGGCATTATCGTTGTAAAGCGTGAAATGGTTGATAGCTTTGATAGTAATTCTGTGATCCTTGAGGATGTCCAAACATAGTGTACTGTCCTTGTCGTGTCTCATACTCTAAAGCTGTTGATCTAGCAAATGATTCTTGTTGCTGTAATCGTGCATACTGGTCATCATCACCAACAATTCTACTAGATACAATAGAAGCAGCTCGTGCTGTTATATAATTTCTTATAGGTTCTGGTAAATCAATGTAATCAAAATAGTAAATCACATCACATTCTACAATATCTAAGTCCCATGTATATCTGTGATTTTGTTTGTCGTATAATTTACCGTTTCTTCTTATTCCGTCAAACGGTGTGTTTTGTGCATTTTCTGCTAGCTTAATTTGTATAATATTATTAGCTATAGGTATTTCTTTATTAACGTCTGTAGGAAACTCGACATGATACTCTTTGTTGAAAGTCCATCCTTCAGCTTGTATCTCTCGTGACACCTGTAACAGTGTATCATAAGCAATCGCAACTTCCGGGTTGGTTTGATCTAATGTAGTTACAGGAGCCTGACCACATGACGTTAATATTTGGTTAATAGCTGGTAGCTCTTGTGTAGCGTTAGTGGTTGGAAAAGTCATAATAAAAAAAGGGGGAGAATAAACTCCCCGTATAAAAAAGTAAATTAGAAACCAGATGGTTTTGTAGCTGTTCCAGCGAATAGCTCGACAGCAGCGGCAGGGTTGAGGTAGTCTGCACCCATAGCTAGTCTTCCTAAGATTACGTCGCCTTGGTAAACTACACTAACGTCGCCTGAAGTTACCTGAACCTGTGGTCCGATAGCTTCTACAACACCAGCAGCTTCCTTCTGGAAGATAAGTCCACAACTGTTTGCAAATTCAGTCTCTTCACCGTACTCGTTATTGATTCCGGTTACGTCAGCAGCAGCATCTTCTACAGCTTCTGATACGAATGATCCTGTATTTCCGGGGTCTGTTACACCGGGGTTAGTTGCAGATCCAGTTCCAAACTTAGTACCATACTGACTGAAGAATGGGATGTTCATTGACTTGTAGATCTTGATGCCTGCAATTTCAATGATACCATTACCAGACTGTAATGCTGTACCTTGTGTGTCTCTGTTGACAAGTCCGTTAGAACCTACAGCTTGTATAAGTTCGTAGTATTGTCTTGGGTTAAGTACACCAACTCTACCATCAGTAGAAACGCCCTTTTCATCTAGTGCAGCAGCTGCATCGTAGAAAGCGTTTATTAGACCTGCGGAGCTGTAAGCATCAGATGCGTTTGTAGTTGTACCTACACGAATCTGTGTACCACCGGGCTCTACAAAGTTAGTCTTTGTGATAGGAGAAGCAGCTCTAGCACCTCGAGCAATAGCTCTAAAGATGAGTCTGTCGTACTTCTGAGCAAGAGCATATCCAATCTTTTTGGAAATCTCTCCTCTTAATTCGTAGTGAGCAAGTGTTTCATCTAGCTCGTAGACAAATGCACTGGAGATAAGTAGGTCATCAACTGTGATTGTCTTTTCAGCAACTGGAGGTGCTCCGTCGGAGTTACCCATGATGCTGTTACCGGGTGTATGATACTCGGCTTTTGTGTGTCCTGTGTAGATGAACTGTAGAGATTTACCATTCTTTAAGGTTCTCTTCATTACAAGGTCTCTAGCAATTGCATTGTGCTGGAAGCCTTTGAACATCTCGCCACTGAACAGTTTAAGGTAAAGGGCTCTCGCATCGCCTGTACTATTAGACTGACCCGGACGGGTTAGTTGGGCTAACTGAGAGGCACCTGTATTCTGTTGTGCCATGATTAAGGTTAAGGTTTATATTGTTTTCCTGTACAGTATTTTCGGCCAATTTGTTTTTGTGTGTCTATCCACACCGTCTAGACGGCTCAAGGTATCTCCGTAGAGGCTGTAAGCCAATAGCAGGGGAGTCCGACTCTGAGGTGCTCCCCGTGCAGTTAGTAAGAAGGAACCTCTAATTGAGCATCCTCTTCTTTCTTTTCTTCAGTTTTGTTCTTAGGCTGTGGTTCTGGAAAATCGAATCGAGTACGCATAGCCTTTCCGAAACAACCTTCAGTTTGTTGCGTCATTACTTGATGATTTTAGTATATGTCACACCACGGTAAACGTAAGTTACTGTCATAGTTCCCTCCGATACCAAGCCCCCGTTCCATGACTTGATTACATGCGTCGCAAAAGCGATGAACGGACGTTACGCCACCATCCACGTGTTAATTGTATATCTTAAAGTTCCGTTTTCTGGACTAGATACTTCATGTGGATGTGTGTAAGTAGCAGGGAAGACTATCGCATCGCCCTGTTTTAGTTTTACTTTGTAATTTTGAAGAGGAAAGTTAAACTCTCCACCTTCATAATCACTATTTAGAGCTATGATAATACTTATTGTTCTCCCTTTAGTGGGGTTCTGTGGGTCTGTGACACTATCAATATGAAGTTTAGTCTCTCCATAGATTTCTCGTAGTGCATATCCACTATCTTCCCCACCATTTAGATAAGGATTATCTTGTTTAGCTTTAAGTAATATTTTATAAATAACCTTTACTAATTCATTATCTATGTCAGGAAAGAACCGAGTTTGAATATAGTTACATTTTACATTATAAGTATCACCATAGTTTTCCTTCAGTAGTAAAGGTGTATCTTTATGATCTTTATAAAGTTTAATAAGTTTTTCACAAAACTCTGGTTCTATTGAATTTTTATAGACAAAAATGTTTGTATGATTAGTCAAGGGATGGATGTCGGGGTTATGCTATTTGTGGTGCAGTTAATGCTACGTTTGTAGACTCAGCTGATGCTAAGTCGAGTGGGAAGTTGTGAGCATTACGCTCGTGCATTACTTCAAAGCCTAGGTTAGCTCTGTTTAATACATCAGCCCATGTTGGTATGATCTTGCCGTTAACATCAACGACGGACTGGTTAAAGTTAAAGCCATTAAGGTTGAAAGCCATGGTGCAGAT